CCGCGGCCTTTTTAGCCTCGGAAGTAATTCCTTTTCTAAGGAAAATAGCCATTAACGATGCGAACAAAGCAGATATAGTGGTCTGCATGTCAACCTCTCCAGCGAAATATGCGCCGAGAGCCGTCAAAACCGCTGCACCAGCGGTAAAGTAAGTTTTTTTGCCTGAAAGTGCTTTCATACCAAAATCTATTACACACTTTTTTGCTAGTTTACCACTCTAACTGAAGCCGAATAAAGAAAATTAACATTAACTCCAGAAAACAAATTTTCACCAAAAGTTACAGTTGGATTACCTGTTCCGCCTAAAGCGTTAGTTAAACTATATTGGTACGGCATTTGCAAAACTCCTCCGACGTAACATTGAATTTGCTGTCTTTGTAGCCCAGCAGACTCACCAGAGACTACTCCGTCAATATTGAAAATAGAACTTACCCCAGTTAACAAAAAAGAATTTGTCGATGAATCAGTACTTCTCCCTGTCTCATGAACTGAATTTATAACTGTTTGAAATATTCCAGTTTCACTTGCTTTTACTAATCTATCTCCAGTAACATGAGGTAGGAAATTAAAATCAAAAGCGCCTGTATAATTTTCTCCAGATAGAGTTTCGTCAAAAACAAATGTCGCATCTGTTTTGCTGCCCCTATCTATTGATATACCTCCAGATTGTAAAGTTATCCCAGCTCCTGCTTCACCGCTGTTTAAAATAATTAAATTATCTTTAATTGAGGAATCTACAGTATTAAGAATTGTTTGAGTTCCCGTAACTGTTAGATTGTTTATCTTGACTTCATCATGAAATACGGCTCCGCTATGAAATGTTTTTAATGCATAAATATCTTGCGCGCTATATTTATCCAAAAAATCTCCAGTCATATCTTGGAGAACTACGCCGGTTTGTACGACCTGTCTCCATCCGCTAGATTTTACGTATAGAGCTAAGTCAGTTGAATTAACTCCAGAAGTTACAAGCATGGCTCCATCAGCTACATCTAACGGAAAAGTGCCAGTCTCTCCCGCTGGGCCAATGAATCTATCTCCTGCGTACCTAGTAAATGACATTTTAACTTGTGCTGATTTCTATTTCGTAATAAGCTCCACCATTGTTTTCATTATATGTAGAATCAAATATGATATCTACATTATGGCTTCCTGCTCCTATCGTAAGATCTTTGACAAATTGATAAGGGCTAGAGTATGCAGGAGCGTCTAAGTTAGCGCTTGTGATTGATTGATAGTCATAAAAGTTTACGTCATCAGGCGTATATACTCCATAAGATTCATTTCTGTTAGAAGGCTGAATATCTAAATATTCTAAACCATGAGCGTAATGATAATCAGTTCCTCTAGTTCCGACTGTTGATACGTCATCGCCCCCTGTACCTTGCAATATCCATTTATTGTTGATATCTTTTGATATATATTCGAAAACTCTAACGGGACCTTTTGCATAATTAAATCCCTCTATCACGAATCCTTCGTCTGGCAAGCTAAATCTAGGATCTAGAGAGAATACTCCTAGTTTTGGCGCCGAAGCTCTTATTTTGGGTATATCATTTAAATATATATCACATGTCTGCCTGTCCCCGTTATAATAATAAAGGCCACGATTAAAGTCTGCTGCAGCCCCATCCTCATCGTATTCAACATCATTTCCAGATAAAAATTTTGCTTCAGAAGTTGCGCGGTCTTTAGTATATGCACCGTTTTCTGAAATATGATTTTCTAAATTAGTTTTATCAGAAAAGGTTCGACCATTATCATCAGTACCCAAGCCTTTAACTTTTATAGACAAAGTTTTTGTTTCATTAACTTCAACAACTAATCTTACTTTAGCTTTTTGTCTATATAAATATTGTAGGTCATTTATAAACTCAGAATGGTATCCATTGTAGCCACAATTTTGTATACCTCGTCTTACATCGACGTCGTATAAACCCTCTACGTAAGGATAATCTTGCAGCATACTCTTTAAACTTTCATCTGCTATTAAAGCATAATTTGCACCGAAGTTATAAGAATTATTAAATTTTTGAGTAGCGTCTATCTCTAAAACTTTTTGGCGAAAATCTTTTTCAAAATAACATTTTACTGTAGCTGTTTGGCAGTCTTCGCTTTTTGTTATCGTGACTGGATGTGTTTTATGTATTGGAAAATTATCAGAAAAATCAAAATGCTTCATCCATACGTAGCTAAAATGTTTTTCCATAGCAGCAAAATGATAGTCGTATTCTTCATTAGCCTGCTCTAAAGGAGTCTTTGCATTTTCAATATCCCTTGCCCTTAAAAAACTTTTTACTGTTTCTAGTTTATCTAAATCATACCCTTGATGCCTTGACGCTTGAAATATTGGCCACAGAGATGAGTATGCCATAAAATCCTCTACTTCAACATCATCTATAGTTCCGTCTCCCAGAAAACCTAAAAATCTATTTTGCGTTCTTAGATTGGCAGATGAATTGTCGCTTCCGCTATAAGTCCAGTCTACATACAGCCCAATTCCATCTGTAGCTTCATAGAGATCATTTAAATAAAATTCGTTAGAACCTTCTTCGGTTTCTGTTGAATTTACTATATCTATACATAATACTTCAGGTTCAGGGGTAACGCTCGCTTCACCCTTTTTCCAAAAAGCTGTAGGGAAAGGTTGCATTAGACGTAATCATATCCGGTCACGTAACTGGCAAATATTCCAGTATGGATTCTAACAAATGTATAAACATTTGCCTGTTTAGCATTTACTTTGGGGAAAGTATGAGTGCTCGTACCTAATGTATCCATAGGCATTCTTACTTTATTATCCGATGCTGTGCCCGATATAAAAGTACAGTCAATTCTACTAGCAGACGTGTTTTTAACATACATCGTTAACGTTTGCCCATCTCTTACATTTAAGAAAGAGTAGGTAGCATTATTAGTTGCATCAATATATTGTATGTTTCCTCTTGACCAATCTATATTAGCTGTGTTAAAAGAACCCATGCTAACAGTAGAATGATAAGAAACTCCCGAGTGCATATTTAAGTCTCCAGATAATAATAATCCAGAAGAAAGTATACTCACATCTCCAATAATATCTCCTCCGACTGTTTTATCTAGAAAGTTACCTGTTCCTCCGCTTATAGAAACAATAGGGCTTAGAAGCTCTTGTCCTGTCGCTGTTAAATTACTGGTTAATGTACTTACATCATGGTCAGTAGCGTATTGTCCAGTCTGTTCGCGCCCCACTAAATTTCCAGTGTCTGCCGCAGTTAAAAATCCAGAAGCAGCCAAGTTAGTAGCAAAATCGCTAGTGTCCGTAAAAGTATTAATTATGCCTCCCTCATGTTGGGTGGTCGCAACGCTTCCTAAACTATGACCATAAGTTGTAGGCTCTGCGATAGTAAATACATTATAATTTAATTGGCTAGGGGCATCTTGAGGTACTCTAAAATAATAAGTTTCTCCAGCGCCTTTCGCCATGCCTAGTTCAGCTTGGCCAGAATCATACAAACCTATATTACCGTCTTTATTAAGGCCTGTGGATATACCAAAAAATACCGTTCCAGAAACAATATTAAAAGCATAAGTACAGCCTCTGCTTAAGTGAAGATTAGGTTTTAAAAGCGCTTGAGAATGCCCTGAATGTAAAGGATTGGTCTCCGCTATAATAATTCCTTGGCTTCCATCTGTGCCTACATTATATTCGGCGCAAAAATCTGCATATTGTCCTGAATAAACCTGTTCTGTTATATAGCCAGATACGGATTCTATCATGCCAGATAAAAGAACTCCCGTATGGTCAAGCTGACCTGTCAACTGAGTTATTTGATGATCAGAAGCAAAACTGCCAGTCATCTCATTATCTATGAAAGCGCCAGTCATCTGATTATCTATAAAGGCTCCCGTTTCGCTCTTCTTGACGTAAGCCCCGCTTATATCATCATGAACTGCGTTGACGAAACTTTCTAAAGTTGAGCCTGTAGTTCTCAAATTACTGCTGTTTGTATTAGCTAAAGTTTGAACTGCTGTTACATCCGCGTCAGAAGCAAAATCTCCACTAGAAACAAACTCTAAACCATCTAACCCGGTCTTTACGGCGACTAAACTACCTGCGCTTCCTGCATAACTATTAGGCGTGTCATTTAAAGCCGTAGTGAAGTTTCCTGTTAGCACCCCCGCTCCGCTGCTGGCTGTGATGCCGGAGAACTCCAAAGCAGTTCCATCTGCAGACACAACTACTACTTCTCCGGCCGACCCTAAGCTAGCAGGAGTATCATCTAAGTCTTTGAAAAATACGGCGAAATTTCCTGTTTGAGCAGTGTCGACAAAACCTCCTGTCATTGAAGTATCAACGAAGCCGCCAGTCATTTCTTGACCAACTAAGGTTCCTGTGCTTGTAGTCGCCGAAGCCCAAGTCACATTCCCCGCTCCATCTGTTTGGAGGAACTGATTTGAAGAGCCATCAGTAATTGGAAAAGTGAAAGCATCGCTAAAAGTTACTTTTTTATTTAACTTAATATGCCCGGTATGCAAAAATTGAGCTATATAATTTGCACCTGATGCCGTGACAGACCCCGTATTTGCATGGAAGTATAAGTCTTGCTTGTCTCCAATAACTATACGTTTACCTGATTGAGTTCCATGTATAAAATAATGTCCAGATCCTATACCCAGAGTAGAGTCTCCTGTAGAAGACGCTCCTAAATTCAAATAGTTTCCATCACTGTTAACAGCTCTTAGTACAGCATTGTCCCCAGTAGAGGTAGTTTCTGATTCTATAAAAGTAAATCCATCATTTACGGCATCTATAGTTTTACAAAAAAGTCTGCCCCATCTCTTATTCGATTTACCTAAATTTTTATCTCTATAAGGATGTAAACTTGCCGTATCTTCTAAGATAAGTCCTGTCGTTAAAACTCCTTCGCTTGTCCATTTGGCAAAATACCCGCTCGTGCCTTCTCCCGTCGGGAAAATACCAGTTTCATGTTTGCCCACTAAATTGCCGGTCATCGCAATATCAACAAACGATCCGGTCATTTCCTGCCCTACTAAATTTCCGCTCTTAGCATTATCTACTAATGACCCGGTCATTTCTTGGCCGACTAGAGAGCCAGTATCGACAGAGACGATGTCTGTTTTTAGGGCAAATAATCCTGTTTTTAATTCAACACCACTTTGAAATATTTTTCCGCTTACGTCTATGCTTGGATGAAAAATATGAGCTGAGCCAGAAGATACATAATTCTCTCCCTTTATTTGTAATTTATGAGTTAAGTCATCATCGGAAAGTCCTGTGAAAAAGTTGACTGTAGAATTAGTGCCTCCAACTTTATAAATTGATACTCCGGACTCAGATCTTAGTTTTAGAAACTCTCCGCCATCTACAGCTAAATTAGACCCTGCTGAATTTATAAATTGATTTACATTGGCGAACTGTAATTTCACACCAGTTGCCATAGTGACCGCGCCACTTATCGTGCCTCCAATTTTTTTATCTAAAAAACTACCGGTTCCAAGATGAAGGTCGTCGGAAAACTCTAAGGCGGTGCCAGAAGTATTCCCAACTAAGAACATGCCCCCGCTAATGCCATCAGGAGTATCTGTTAATCCCGAAAAAGTAGTATTACTAGAAGCTATCGCCTCCGCTACGTCTTTTACAGTAGCGCTTCTGCTAACTCCAGAATTAGCTATAACCATTAGTCCCCCAGTCGGGACCGGAGATAAAGCTGAAAGTTGTGATATCTTTTTGTTGGGCATCCTTATTCCTTATATATTATACACTTTTTAGTACAGCGGTATGTAGTTTGACACTAATAAACCACTTGATTCCTCCAACTCTAACCTAAATCTTTCGAAGTCTCCAGTAGACCCATCAAAAGCATGATCTGTTTCTAGGAGGTGAAACTCCTCTAATTGTCTGTCTGCCAGAAAACCACTAATGAAAAATCCTTTAGATAAATCGTCCGGGTCTAACTCTGTGCTAAAGGTAGCTTCAAAAGATTTATTGTCTCCTATGGCTGTTCCGTAATTAAATCCATCAAGCTTTGCTTTATTGAAAGAATATTTAATCATAGGCCCTTCTCTTCTCTCTAAAGAATTTGTTCCCGCATGAGTAGGATCGCTACTCACTGAATCAGAACAATCGCTTGGCATATTTAAATTTATCGTAAAATTGTAATCTTGATTTAAATTTATCAAGTCTATTAAAGAGCCAGAGCTCATTTTTTCAACCACTCCCGCTATACCTATTTGTACAGGAGCTGTGAAATTTACTTTTCTACTAATAGGAAATTTGTGCCCCAAATTAGTCTCTCGCCCGCGAGGTATTTCAAATGATATAGAATAAGACTCTAGATGAAGATTTTCAAAATCTATACCCATACCTGAAAAAGAGTCTACTGAAAAATTTATATCTCCGGGCCTAAGTACAGATATAGGATTTCTATTTTTGATTTTAGGTATAACGCAATCGACTCCTGCCAACTGATTTCCACTTTTGGCTTCTATCATAGGAGTCAAGAAGCCGCTGCCACTTGTCTCAAACATTATGTTCTCTGCCGTATAGCTAACCTGAGCTCTTGGTAAGCTACCAACAGACGCCTCTGTAGAATATGAATCCATATAGCATCGACCCAAAGCAATAACATTGTATCCGGTAGCATTTAAGTCAGTTACTTTTTGGTTGTCTCTAGAAGTTAAATTTTCTATAAGCTCTCCAGTGTTTATATCTTCATGGTCTCCTCTTACTGCAAGATAAAAATTCTTTTTGTCTCTATAAGACCTTGAAGGGAAAAAGGGGTCTGTCTGCCCAGCTTGATAAGCTACGTCTTTCATCTCATCTTCTTCCACAAAGCCAGATAATAAAGACTGCCCTGTATTATTTGAAAAAAATGGAGCGCCAGAATAAGGCTCTTCAAACTGAGGATAGTTTACATAAAGTCCCATCTTCGACTCGTTAGAAACATCAGAAAGAAGATAATCGAAAGAAAAAGTTACTTCAGGAGGATTTATAATAGGTCTATCTAAAACAGACCTTGTGTTCATCTGATTTACCTGAGTGTGGGGTATACTTATATCATACGAAAAAGATTGAATCCTATCTAACTGTTTAATTAAATTATGAGTAACTAATGGATTTGAATAATCATTATGAGGCTGTCCTCCCTCATAACTCAAAAAGTTATGACCGGACGGGCCTACGAAAAGTCCCTCTACGTTGTAGATAACTCTTGACATTATTCTCCATCATATTTACTACAGTAAAGTATACCAGCTAAAAAGTCATCCACTTGATGCTGGTAAGCTATCGATTGAATTTCTTTTACTCTGTCCTCATTTCTATCTATCGGTTCAGCTGCATAACGACCCGCTTTAGCCAACCAATTTTCCGGATCTTCATTATGAATTACAATATTGGAAATCTGCTGGGCAATTTCTTTTTGAGTTTTATTTAGTCGCTTTCTATTATGAAGCTGCCTTAAAGAAGCTTCTACTTCAGAATTAAGTTTATCGGCTAAGTTAAGGTTGTCCTGTATTTTAGTCAAACTGAACCTAGTTTGTTTTTCGGCTGTAAGACCAATTGGATTTTTAGTATCAGTTTCTTTAGGCCGCCCAGTACCCTCCGGCCTCCCTTTTTGTTGCGGTAAAGGTTTTGCTTTTTGAGCCGGAGCTTCTCTCGGGGGCTTGTTGCCTAGCACTGGCTCATAAAGGCCATTGTCTTTTAGCGCCTTAAATTTCTCCTGTGACTCTATAGACTCTTCTGCAGTTGGCATACGTCCAGACTCTATAGCCTGAATACCTTCTTCTGCAGTTAAAACACCAAGTTCAACGAGCCTGCTATATACTCTAGCGTAGACAGAATTATCTCTAAGGTCTAAATCTTCGAAATGAGGAGTCGGATAGTTTTTAAAACCCATCTCTTTCGACAGCCTTTTAATTTCTGGCATCAAGAAATCATTTATAAAAACTTTTCTACCTTCATTTAACCTCTCCATAAACACTTGGACCTTAATGCTAGAGTTAGCAAACTTTTCGTCGCTAAGAAGAATATTGTTAAGACCCATTTGTATATCATGGTTACATACTTCGTACTTTTTGGGATCAAGAATTCCAGCTATATCAGGTATAACAAATTTGGCCTGAGTCGTATAGTCTGATATCAAAACTCGACCAACAGATTCGTTTTCAAATAGTTTCTGCATAGCTAACAGATTCTTTTGATTAACTCCACCTTTTTCAGGCTCCGCTCCCATAGTAACAAGAAGAATAGATTGATTTGTGGTCCTAGTAAGGGCCATGTCCATCTTTTTCATTTCTTGCTTCCAGTTGATATCCTCTAGAACAGGATACCCCATGGGAACAGCGAAGGGCTCGTAATCCTGCTTTTTATAAAAAACTGCTGTAATTTTATCAAGCGGCAAAGGAATGCTGACAGCATTGTAGCCGGGTTTCTTACCTCCTTCTCCTTTGATTTTTTTGATAGTCTCAGGATCAAAACTTTCTAAAACTTGTTTATCCTCTTCTGTTCTTGGATGCCTTAACCTTTCTAACTCATAATCAGTGAGGATTTTTCTAAACTCCCCAGTAGCAAAAGTAATGTTGCCAGAAATTTGTATATCTGCAGGATTTAAAATTATATATCTAGCAGGCAAACTAAATGACGCGTTTGAGTTTAGTCCAAAAGTTTGAGTCATTCTAGTGACGTCAGCTTGAGAAACATTAGCGTCAAATCTATGAATAAAAACATTACCCGACCTGTAATATTCTCTAAAGAACTTGCTTTGTAAGCTGTTCATATTTATCTTCTTACATAAGGCATCAAAAAATTCTCTAGCTTTTCTGCTCCCGCCAGTAAGATATATCTCACTCATAGAAAACTCTGTCATTAGATCGATAGTATTTCTAAAAACAGAAAAATTGTAGTAGGCCTTTTGACAGAGGACTATAGTATCTCTAATATCTAAGCTTGAGTTATTGGTAATTCCCTGAGAGTATCGAAAAGGAATAATACCATCATCTATATTCCTGTACCGGTCCGTTCTTTCAATATGACCGGCTTTGTTTCTGCGAGACCTCGTCGAAGCAATAGTCTCCATAACTTCTCCTCCCGCCATTAGCGGTTCATTAAGAGAGTTTTCGTTGTTAACTTTTCTTTTAGCGGCCATTTTAACTTTAAATTACACTTAATCAATCATCCTTGGAACAAAAGTCGTATTAACTTCTTCAACTTTTATTTTTCTCATATCATTATAGGCTTTAACAGCCCAGTTACTCAACATTAATGTAGTATAATTATCTTTTCTGGCTCGGTTAGCCGAATTGCTACGCCGAAGATGCTGTGGCAAATCAAAACTTTGCGTCCCTTTTGCTGTGGATTTGACTTCCACTAAAGCACATTGTTTCTTAGTTTGGTAAATTAAATCGTCTTGAGTTTCTATCATTTCTCCTATATCGTTAAAGTGAGTCAATTTTAGAGGTATCTTAGCCGAAGATACTTTGGAGAAAAAACTTCCAGAGGCGGCTGTCCTAGAAGCGAAGAATATCTTCTTATGGTCTATACAAGACTGTAGGTATTCATTAGCGTTTCTAAGGAAGTCGGAGCTAAAAACCTGCTTGAAGCATAATACATCATCTTTGGGGCTATAGATTCTCTTTACTTTTTTAAGCTCTTTTTCGTATTCTATTCCCTGTTTTTCTGTATTGAAATCAAAGAACTTAATTTCTAGGCCTGCTTCTCTAAAAACTTCAGACTCATTTGCGCTGTCGATAAATTGATAACCTGCATTATCTATAATTATCATTTTTATATTAAAATGCTTATACAAATAAAACAAATATTTGATATGGTCTTTCAAATCTCCACCGGCTACTGCATAAGAGTGCACTAAAGTATAAGACCCTTCGTCTAGCTCAAGGAGCGACATTGCAAAATAATCAGAACTAGGGCTGTTGCTAAAGCTGGGGTCTATACCAAGTATATACTCCTTTTCTGGATTACCTGTAATTAAAGTATGTGGTGCCTCTCCGTCAGGGACTGTGCATTCGTGCATTTTCTTAGCGCTAAAATAACTATCGCTTCCATCTGTGAATTGAGCGCAATACTCCCGCTGAAAAGACGAATTAGATGAGCCTCCTGACTGGGCTTCCTCAATAATAGTTTTATCAATCATATCTGGAGGGACAGAATCAAATCCCATTTGAGATATAAAGTATTTAGAATCAAGCACGTCGTCAGAGTAAATATTACCCATCCATTCTTTGTAAGTTTTATATAGATTCTCAAAACTATAACTAGCAGAAGATAGTGCTATCATCTTTGATTTATTTTCAAACACCATCCTGTCCTTTTCCTCCATCTTACCGCTTTTGATTAAAGAATCCTCTATTTCTCTAACTCTAATTCTTTCAGCCATATCCTGCGGCGCGACCAAGAACGGCATAAGAACTGTTTTAATAGTCTCTTCTGGCAATAATAGATATTCATCTAGCACAAGGATGTTAGCACGAAAACCACGAATCTTTTCGCCACTTAGAGGTATCGCCGTAATACTTCCGCCGTTTATTCTCCATTCAAATTGATCGTTACGTTTAGACTTGGCCCCGAAAGCCTGAGCTAGCAATTCTGCCCCTTTAGTCTCCACTATCTTTTCTAAATTTTGAAATATGAACCTAGCCGTACGAAACGTTGGTCCGGCTATTAGAATTTTTGTATTGGGCTCAAAGATACATTGCAAAAAGCAGTACACGGATGCGATAAATGTTTTACCGCACCCGCGCCCCCAGACACACATGTTAAAATTTCTGTTAAAGAAACCTTTCAGAGTAACTTCTTGGAATGGAGCGAGTTTTATCCCCGAAATAAGCTCTACTGTAAACCCTAAATTAGCTCGAAGAAATTTAGCTAAAGATATTTTTGCATCTTTAGACTCTAACTCTCCTTTTAGTTTCAGTAACTCTAAATTAGTGTCTTCGACATCTCGTTGATATTTTTCTGGAGCGTACCACATATTAATCTAAATAAGCTATAAGAATTATTAAAAATAAGAGAATTAAAGCTTGCTCATAAGTTAGCTCAATTTTGCCTCTCATAACAATTTTAAATCATAAGCATATTGCAAGTCCACATCTTTGTACTCGCAGTTGCTAAAAAATATTCTTTTCATAACTCTTTCTGATTCTATCCTATCTTTCACAAACAAGAATTGCACGTTCGGATACTCTTGGATAATTGTGCGAATATTATGAAATATGTGTTGAGGGTTCGTTCTTACGTTTTTCTTATAGGTTCTCTTTAACTTATGGAACATCAAGCTTGAGTTATAGTCATTTTCTACAAGGATAATTAAATTAGCGTCTTCGGATTCAGCCCTTTCTATTTCATTGCAAAATCTTTCATAACCGCCACTCAGAGTACCTATTAAGTCCTGTATTGATTTTCTTTCTATATAACAGTTACATGTTAGGTTTTTATCACTTAAAGCATAGTCGCCATATTTCAAACCCTTAACTTCTGTATGTACCCCGATGATATCTAGAGGTTGTTGTTCTCTGGTGTCTATATAAATTTTTTCGTGTTTATATTTTTCAGGGGTATAAGGAAGCGGTTCTGTTATAGTTTTATATTTAGTAGCTAGGCCCACCTCTTGGCATATTTCATTATAGTCTCCAAATACTTTTTGGTAATAAGCCACAGATGGACTCATGAGAGATCTAAGTTCGACTTGGCAAGGGGCAAACTCTAAATCTTTTTTCTCTTTCCTGCCTATGAGAAAGTTTCTGAAATACTCTTTTGCTACTGGCGGCTCTACGTGAGACATCCATTTTTTTAAATTATTTTTGTTATTAAAATCCGTAGCAAAATAACTCTCTTTATTAGTAAACTTTATTAGCTCGTTGTCATACTTATCCCTTCTTGGAAAATGTTTATGGTAGTAGTCTTTGACTTTCAGCTTATGACTTTTTAAATGAGCGTGAAGGCTTCTGTCCGAAGGAAATACTTTGCCGCATTCCTTACATTCAACCATTAATTACCTCCTCTTCTGTCAACCCCATAATTCTGCACTTGATTTCATCCATGCTAGATAGCCTTTCGACTTCCTCTTCCAAAGCTTTTTTTCTAATTTCGGCGAGTTTAATCATTTTATGGCGGGACTCTTCGTCTTTCCACATCTCTACTAAATTTAAAATGGAAGCGTTTTCTTTAATTTGCTTGCTAAGTCTTTGGCTTCTCTTTTCTTTTAATTCATTAAGGAGCTTTGTCTGTCTGTTGACACACTGATTGTACTCTGTTTGAGCTGTATTAATAGATTCCACTAGACTCATGGCCATCCTTTTTCCTTCTGTTTCTTCGGCCGCTTGGTCTAGAAGCTCTTGAAGTCTTTCGACCCTAACTTGTATATTTGAAGCTATCACTACCTCTGCAGACAGAACAATATACTGATCAACTTCCTCCTGTGTCAAGTCTGGTTTATCATGAGTATATCTCACAAAACTACTCTCGAAAAGTTCTCTGTTGTCCTGAGAAGCATAATTTGATATTTGATGCAGAAATCTATAAGTGTGCATGTAAGCTATCAGCTTTGCTATGTTTTTCTTGTCAGAAGCTTTAACATTATTTTTGTCTATTCCCTCGTGAACATATTTGTTAATTCTGGTAATAGCTTTAGTTTCATTCTTAGGTGGTAAGTAATCACTTGGGGAAACCTCTCTTACAACTTCAGACAGAACTATCTTATCGTCAATAGTTTTCACGAAAGCGCTACACGCCCTAAATCTCATTTCCGAAGGGTTTATCTTTTCTCCATATAAAGTCTCACACATATCAGAGACTTTCATTGTGGAGCAATTATTGTATAAAAAATCTCTCTCTTCTTGATTAAGCTCGTAGGCTTCTTTTTTATCAGAGGTAGCTTTTGTTTTTTTGCCTTTTGAAGCTAAATAATTTTTAATAGCTTTGCCATAAACACTCCTCCCATCTCTAAACTTTTCGTCTATATTTGGGAAAACAAGACCGACTAGTTCTTTAATTGCCGTAACCCCTTTTTCTTCATAAAGATCGTCGATAAATATTTCTTGCTCGGTAGCTAAATCAATTTCTTCTTTTTTCTTCATATATTTACATTCTCTGAAACGATTTCTTTTGCTTTGTCTATTATGGATTTTTTTATGTTTTTTATTTGTTTATATCCGGGACTCCTATTTTTCTCAGATGTTTTATACCCTAATATTTTAGCTACCTCCTGCTCTGACTTGTTTTTTAAATAAAGATTTTCATAAACAATCCATTCGTTGACTTTTAATCTTTCTTTTAGTTGGTCATTTAGCCTCTTGAGCACTGTATCGAAATCAAACTCTTTTAACTCTATTTTTTTAGTTTCGTGCTCCACAGATTCTAAAGGAGCGGGTAATTTCGTCAGATAAGCGGCTTTTTTAGTTTTTTCCCATTGAGCGAACAATGGGCAGGATGAATTTTGAGTACCGTAAATATAACATAAAGAATCTGATTCTGCGGCCGCGCATTTTAGACATGGCCTACAGTAATTACCGTAGTTATTCCTTATTAGATTTTTAATC